AGCGACCCCTTTTTTTATTTTGTATCTTTAGGTAAATATTTTAGCAGATGATAAACTCGGTTAGAAATACAGTGCTATCGGTGCTGAACAAGAATAACTACGGATATATCTCACCTGCCGATTTTAACTTGTTCGCCAAGCAGGCGCAACTTGATATCTTTGAGGACTATCAGTATCAGTACAACTATCAGGTTAACGCGGAGAATGCTCGTCGTTCGGGCACGGCATTGGCGGATATTAGGAAGGGGTACGAGGAGGTTCTCAATACGTTCTCTCGATTTGATTTCCTGAGTCATATAGCAGGAACTAGTTTTTTTATGCCTAGTGAAGCCACTACGGGATTCGACTACTTCTTTATTAATAATGTTTTTGTTTACACTACTCAGTTAGCTGCAGGCACGTCCTCTGCATCTGCTGCATTTCAATTGACAGATAACACAGTAGACTTCGTAGCGTTGGGTGTTGAGATAAATGATGTGGTGGTAAACACCACAACGAATGTAGGTGCTACAGTTTTAGGTGTATCATCAGACACACTAACAATAAGTGAAACTATATTTAATGCACTTGGTGGAGAAACGTATGTTGTCTATGATGGGCAGAATGGTGTTAATGAAGCGGAGAAAGTTTTAAATGATAAAATAATTCTTCTTAATCGCTCTTTACTTACCACGCCTTCGAGTATGTTCCCTGCATACATTCAGAACGAAAACATTCTTACACTGTTTCCTAATACAGTAAATGACTTTGGTATGGTAAGGTGTCAGTACCTGAGATATCCTAAAGACCCTAAGTGGACGTATGTAGCCTTAGCAGGCGGTGAGCCTGCGTTTGACCAAGGTAACTCTGACTTCCAAGACTTTGAGCTACCGTTGGATGACGAGCCAACATTAGTGATGAAGATTCTTCAGTACGCAGGAATGTCAATCAGAGAGATACAAGCTATAGAATTTGCTAAGGCTGCCGAAATGTATGATGACCAAGAAGAAAAAGTAACTGTTAGAACTACAACATAATGCCTTATATATCACAATATCAATATTACGAGAACAATGGCAACGCACCCGAGAATGCCAATTGGGGGTCCTATCAGTACGTTAGTTTAGAGGACATAGTAAACAACTTTATGCTAATGTACTCGGGCAACCATAACCTTGTAAACAACGAGGAGCGATACAAGGTATTGTTTCACGCGAAGCGTGGTATTCAGGAACTAAACTACGATGCGTTCAAGGAGATTAAGATTCTTGAGCTTACGGTTTGTAATACACTACGATATGTTCTGCCTTCCGACTTTGTCAATTGGGTTAGGATATCTGTGTACAAAGATGGTATGCTATACCCATTAACCGAAAACATTCAAACTAATTGGAGTAGTGCATACCTACAGGACAATGACTGTCGCATACTGTTTGACCAAGACGGTAATGCATTAAGCCCTGAGAACTCAAACTTAGATTTTGATAGAATCACAGGCAGTAAAAAATCTATATACCTAAACTCAGGCAACCCCTTCAATGGTCTTGAGGGATACTGTTGCGATGGGTATTGGTATTTTGATTATGCTATTGGAGCACGATATGGACTCAACACCGAAACAGCAAACGCCAACCCTACGTTCTCCATCAACAAGAAGGGAGGAGTAATAAACTTTGATTCTCAGATGGCTAATCAAGTATGCGTACTTGAGTACGTGTCTGATGGAATGGAGGGTGGAAACAACGCATCAATCAGCTTGAATAAATTATTCGAGGAATACATCTACGCTTACATCGAGTACTCTATCTTGAGCTCCAAGCTAAACGTACAGGAGTACATCATTGCTAGAGCGCGTAAACGTAAAGGAGCGTTACTTAGAAACGCAAAGATTAGAATTAGCAATATACATCCCGGAAGACTCTTAATGAACCTGAGAGGACAAGATAAATGGATAAAGTAGTATGGCAAATACGCAGAGAAATTTTATAAAGGGTAGAATGAACAAGAGCCTTGATGAGAGGCTCTTACCTAATGGCGAGTATGTAGATGCGATGAACGTAAGGCTTGGGTCTACTGAGGAGTCAGAGATTGGTTCGGTAGAGAACACAAAAGGTAATGACCCCTTGACTTCTATTAATTTTGGCGGAGCGCTTTTGTCTGATAGTGCTAGATGTATAGGAGCATTTGAGGAGGGAGAGGACGAGACACTGTATTGGTTTGTTCACGACCCTAATTTCTTAATTTCATCAGGTCCACCCGTAGTTCCTCCTACACGCAAACTTGACCTTATAATGTCATACAATACAAATACCGATGTATTGACATACCACGTTATTAGTATTGATGATGGAGGTGGTGTAAACACCACACTAAACTTTGATGAGAAGCATCTTATAACAGGCGTTAACAAGGTTGATGACCTACTGTTCTTTACCGACAACTTAAACCCACCTAGGTTTATAAATGTAAACAGGTCTTATGAAATACCAATAACAAACATAGACCAAATTACACCTGAAGAACTGTTGGTAATTAAGAAGCCACCTGTAACCTCTCCAACAATAACTCCATTAACGAGCACAAGCGATAATAATTATTTGGAGGAAAGGTTTGTGTCTTTTGCTTACAGATATAGATATGGCGACAATGAGTATTCTGCCACATCACAATTTTCTAATCCATCGTTTATACCAAAGCCTTTTGATTTTGATACGCAAAGTTTTTTGAACGAGGGTATGGTTAACTCCACCAACGTTTGCGACATAACGTATAACAGTGGAGGTAAGTTAGTAGTTGGTGTAGACCTGCTGTTCAAGGATATGAACACGGGAATTATAAAGGTTATCGAGAAGCTTGACAAGTCAGAACTTGGATTAGCAAACAACACAGATTATACTTACAGTTTTAGTAATAGCAAAGTATTTACAATTTTAGCTGACTCTGAGATACTGAGACTTTATGATAATGTTCCAAGATTGGCTAAGGCTCAAACATTGATGGGCAATAGGCTGATGTACGGAAACTACGTGGAGCAGTACGACCTAAATGATTTGAATGGTAATGCTATAAAACTAGAGTACGAAACATCTCTTTTTACGCAAGATGTGGGAGAAGTTGAACTAACAGGCAGTGGAACTACATCAGGTACTTATACGTTAAATGGAATTGTTGTACCTAACGCGTGTGTTTTACAAATAGACCTTTCAGGCGTAGACCTCAAAGCGGAGGCTCAACTATCTTTATCATTCACAATAGAACATGATGGAGCGGCATCAGGTACGGGTGCGCCATTTAACAGTGCGACAACTCCTGTAACATCTATCAACTTTGATTATGTTCTTCAGCAAGACTTTGCGAGTCCAAATGATTTGGCACAAGACCCTAACTTTATTAGAAGAATAGGTGAATTAATTTTAAAGTCTGTAGGAAGCAATACAAGTACAACTCTTAACAAGTTAGTAGATTCAGGAGCCAACTTTACGGGGAATGGTATAGAGGTCGGTGACTTTGTAACAAATAATACAACAAATCAGCAGGCGGCTGTAACTGCTGTAGCAGCTACTGAGTTAACGTTAGATGGGGATATTTTTACTTCGTTCCCACAGGCTTATTCAATTTATGATGCAAGTAGCATAAGAGATGTGTCTCAATCTTGCAATGGTATAACGCTTACTGATTTTTTAAACTGTGCATCTACAAGTACTCTTGGTACGTATTCAAAAGTATCAAGTGGAATTGGGTCATTGCCGCAGCCGGTAGCAATAATTTCAGCACCTACATCAAACATTATTGCTCTTCAAATTCCTGCAATGAAATATCAGGATGGAGCAAGTAATGCTTTTGAATATTATGGTATATCTAATCTCAAGGTCACATATAGAGAGTTAGGCAATCCAAAAAGTTTGCATAGCAATCGAGGGTATGAAGTTGGCATTGTGTATATGGATAACTTTAATCGCTCTAGCACAGCATTAGTTAGCAAAAATAACACAGAGTATGTTCCGTGCGGCAATGCTGACTTAACCAATCAAATAAAGGTAACCATACCTGTTCAGCAGTTAGCTCCATCTTGGGCTACTAGGTATAAGTTTTGTATTAAATCAGATAGGGATACTTATGAAACTATATATACTAATTTATTTTTTACTGATATTGTATCAGGAACTAAATGGTTTATTCTTGAGGGAGAGAACTCGAGAAAGGTTGAAGCAGGGGATGAGTTAATTGTAAAAAGAGATACAAGTGGTCCACTTAATAGATGTGAAACAGCAACAGTTTTAGCCAAAGAAGCGAAGGAAGCGGATTTTATTTCTCCTAAACCTGTTGACTCGGAAGGCAATGATGTGGCTGTTCCTGCAGGAGTATATATGCAAATGCGTGTAAACAATTTTTCTACCGAGCAGCCTGACCTTCCTTTTGTATCTCCGGGCAAAGCCTCAGCGTGCGAGAATGGTGTTAATGTGGCACCTAGAATTAAAACACCTATTGGGTCTGTAGCAAATCCTAATGTTGGTCCTACGCCTCCACCACCTTACACTCCAACAACAGCCCCATTTATAACATACACTATTCCATCGGGCTCTCGTATTAAAATAAAAGCAGACTTTTTAAGGAAGGGAAATTCTTTTGCTTGTAGCAAAAGATTTGGTCCTGACATTGATTTAACTCTTACAGCCACTCAAGATTACGATAATTTTGTTGAATGGTGGGAAGGAGACGGAGTCGCTGCATTATTAAATAATGGACCCAAAGGAACTGACAGTCCTACTGCATGTGAGCCTGAAAATGTATATATTCCAACAATACTTAAAACATCTTTAGGTCAATCGGCTGCTAGTGTTCCCACTGAAGAGTGCAAAAACTATTGGCAGTTTCTTGAAAATGACGTTAATACAAGCAGTGGTTTTGGAGAAGTAAGTTTAATTGTTACAGGCACGTTGGCTTGTGGAGTTGGCAAAAAAAGAAAGTCTTGTATCAATGTTAAAATTAGCATACTTCGTTCTGATAATCTTTTGGTATTTGAAACACAGCCACAGGATGCTTTACCTGATGTGTGGTATGAAAGTTCTACGTCATATTCAATTGATACAGCCACAGGATTCCATACAGGCAACGAGCAGAATCAAAATGCATCACAGCCTGCTATTATTCTTACTGAGTTCTTTAACTGTTATTCTTTTGGTAATGGTGTGGAGAGTTATAAGATTAAAGACTCTATAATCGGTAAGCCACTTGAACTTGGTAATCGAACGACTACCACTTCGGCAGAAGACTACAGAGAGATTAGAAGGTTTGCTGATATAACGTACAGTGGAGTATACAACGACGAGTCTAATGTTAACAAGCTAAACGAGTTTAACCTTGGCTTGCTGAACTTCAAGGCTCTTGAGGATGTATACGGACCCATTACATTGTTGGATGGTAGAGAGACAGACATACTCACCCTGCAGGAGGATAAGATATCTTACGTACTTACAGGAAAGAACTTACTTTCTGATTCAACAGGAGGTGGTGCAGTATCATCTGTCCCTGAGGTGTTGGGTACGCAGATTGCACGTATCGAGGAGTACGGTAACAGTAACAACCCTGAGAGCTATGCGAAGTGGGGGTCTAATAAATTCTTTACAGATGCCAAGCGTGGTGCAGTAATTCAACTATCAGGCTCAAATAGTCAGAACGAACAGCTTACTGTTATATCTGAGTTGGGTATGCGTAGTTACTTCAGAGATTTATTTATACAGGACTTCAACACTCAGAAGCTTGGGGGTTATGACCCGTATATGAATGAATATGTTCTGAGCGGCAACACCATTGAATTACCTGTAGAGGAGGAGTGTATTAACTGTCAAAGCAGAAGAATATACAATCCCAAAAAGGCTACGCCTGTAACCTTCTGTGTTGACTTGGGAGATACAGTTGGTGATGTAACTGTAACTTACAATGTAACCGACATAGATGGTGCATCAACAACCATTCAGGCTACCTATGATGGTACACCAACAAGCAGTGGTCCTGTAGGATTGGGGGCAGGCAGCTTTACATTTAACAAAAACAAGGTAGGGGTTGACAAAGCATTTATACTACTAACTGCTACAGGTGAAGCTACTATTGATTTCAAGATAAGCTGTCCCGATGCATTAGGTATGGCTCTGATTCAGGTTTGTGTAAACTCTAATGATGATGCGGGTGAATTGATACACAACGAGTATAGATGGAATGACACATCCTATGTTTCTCCATTACACTCCAATCAGGTTCAATTGTCAGGAATGACATCAACCGGACCTATAGTATCTCAGTATCTAAGGATACCTGCGCAGACTATTCCTCCAACCACCCCATCACCTACAGTCCCTCAGGGGGGAGGTATTATCCCTGCAGACGGAGCAACCGTTACTGTAAGAAGTAATAAGATTACATCTAGTGGTGACAACTTTGACTTTAATACAGCGCAACACGACTTGCTGTTTTTGAGAACCAATATAGAATATCTAAACACGGTTGCAGATATAGAACTATTGTTGCAGGCTGCTGTTCCGATAACTCCTGTTACAGGAGGTCCTGATTTGTATGAGGCTACCTTTACAATGCCTGCATTGAATAATGAATTTTTATATTTGATTTATGATTACAGAGATAAGCAGCAGGTTACACTGTGTTACGGAGCAACCGAGGAGGCTGCCTGCTGTAATTGCTAACAATAAAATGAAATAAATGCCATCAGGAACATTCTATATAGACGGAGCGACACTAGCCACAGCCACATCAGTTTATGTGGATGCAGCATTAACTACTTTTGCTCCCGATACTTTTTATTCGGACGGAACTATAGTTCGTGAACAGGTTGGTGGTAGACTAGTTTCATTTATAATGTGTCCTGCGTGTACCGTACCTTGCGGTTCAGGAATCACAACAACATCGGGGGAGGGTATCTACTCTGTAAATGTAGGCATTGGTACATCTGTTGGATGTTTCATTATTTATTTTGACCCGGGTAATATTCCTGATGGCGTAAGAGCAATCTACGATAATGATTATTTTAATAATCTTACAAGCCCCACCTATGGGCACTTGTCTAGTGGGGTAGCATCTAACTTTACTTACGTAGGAAGAACCTCTGATGATTGCGGTATTGCTGCTGCATTGGTAGGGGGAGGGTATTCAGGATTAGACGAATACAACTTTAACGGAACAACATTTGATTTGACAGGAACAACCGGCTCTGTTACAGGAGACTCAGGAGATGTTAACCTAACGGTTGCCACTCCGGGATACTGCACTCTGTATGTTCCTGTGTTAACCCCAACAACCGAGAGTATTCTTTTGGAAGTGTTTGGTGTATGCCCAACCACTAGCGGTAATATTGAGATAGTTTGCCCTACCCTTTTGACGGGCGTTCCCACTAGTGATGAAGCGGCAGCAAGTTGTTCATCTTCTTTTCCAAACACATTTTATAATGTGCCGAACCGAGGCGGTACAGCGGGCGAGCCTGCATTAAATGAGTTCTTTGTTCGTGATGAGTACGGGCAACAAAGAGTAGCGGGTGGGAACTACACCATTAATCCACCATCGGGCAAGAAGGACATTGTTGTAAGTCCTAATGGTACTATCACAAGCATAACCGCTTGCCCATAAAAAAATAAACTATGGCAGTAACAACACCTTTTACAATAACATACAGCGAAAGCTCTCAAGGTTTTCCATCTTTCTATTCCTACATTCCTGATTGGATTGTTGGAATGAATCAGTACCTGTACACGTTTAAGACGGGTAATCTTTTTAGGCACAATAGCAATACTGTGAATAGAAACATCTTTTATTCAAACACTACTTTTAGTATAGCCGAATCACTTCCATCTAGAATCACTACTGTATTCAATGAGGCACCACTTCAAAACAAAATATTCAAGACGATAAACTTGGAGGGTGACGATGCTTGGAAGGCAACCATAGTATCTGACATTCAAAACACAGGACTAATTGAAGCTTCATACTTTGAAAAGAAGGAGGCATCATGGTTTGGCTTTGTTAGAAACAATGGACCGACAGGAGCAAACACGGTGGAGTCTGAGTGGGAGCTACGCTCTTTAAATGGTATAGGCAGTAGCATTAGTATCGGAGGGGCAGGTACAGATGTTGATGTGAACTTTGCCTTGACCGTTAACATAGGTAGTATTATTAGTGTCGGTGATAATCTATACTTCGGTGCTCCAACACCAACGTGGGCGGGTACTGTTAAGGAGGTCAATATAGACAAGCCAAACGGTATAAATCAGATTGTGGTTGATACAAACTATACAGGCGCAACACCTCCTGCAGCTAACGTATTGTACTACTTATATATTAAGAACCCTATTGCTGAGTCTCACGGTATACTTGGTCACTTCGCAGAGATTACGCTTGAGCTTCCGCTAATAGAAAACCCACAGGCATCAGAGCTGTTTGCTGTGGAGTCGGAGATAATGAAATCGTTCCCGTAAAATTAGTATCTTTATACGCAGATGAGTTTAACTGTTAGACCATTACAGGATAGTGACTATGATTCTATTCTTGTGAAGTGGTGGAGAGATTGGGAGTGGGAACCTACACCTAAAGACTTTCTACCTCAGGACGGCACAGGCGGTCTGATGGTTATGGATGGCGATGAGCCTGTATGTGCAGGGTTTGTTTACACCACCAACTCATCGGTTGCTTGGGCTGATTGGATAGTGTCTTCAAAGACATACCGCAAGAAACCTGAACGACAGCAGGCAATTGTATTGCTTGTAGAAAAACTAGAGGAGGTGGCAAGGCACTCAGGCTATAAGTATCTGTACGCACTGATAAAACACAAGGGGCTTATAAATACTTACAAGGAGCTTGGCTTTGTCAAGGGTGACACATATAATGCGGAACTAATAAAAGTACTATAGAATGGCAGGATTTACAGCGATAGCCGCAGGAGTTGGAATGGCAACCACAGCGGCAACAACAGGAGCCTCGTTCGGTCAGGCAGGCAAGATGAAACGTAAAATGCAAGAAGCTAACTTAGCGGCTGCCAAATCATTAGCAGAAGCTAGAAAAAAACTTGAGGTTAATGTTTATGATGCGTTAGCACTTCCTAAAGAATCCTATGAGCTAGAGCGAGAAGCGCTTCTTGTTCAGGGAGCCAAAGCATTACAACAAGCTACTGAGGGTTCTGCTAGAGGCGCGGCTGCTACAGCCGGCAGGATACAGCAGGGAATGACCTCGGCACAGGCACAGCAACGTGCCGCTATGGGTAAAGAGTTGTTAAGGCTAGAGGAGCTTTCAGCAACTGAGGAGGCAAGGCTTAGAGATAAAGGATTTGAGTTAGACCTTCAGGAGGCAGCAGGAGCACAGCAAGCCGCTGCTCAATATGAACAGCAGGCACAGCAAGCAAAAGCTCAAGGTGTGCAAGGAGCCATTAGTTTGGTTGGCAGTGCAGCTGAGATGGTGCCTTTGTACAGAGGCAGTGCGAAAGCACGTCAAGGTGCGTTGGGAGAAATGGAATTTAAACCTGATGAATTTCAGAAGTTTGGTATGATTGGTCAGGCAGGTGGTTTAACAGAAGGACAATTTTCTGATTTAGATTTTGAGCAGCTAGGGGGAATGAGTCGAAAAGAATTTAAGCAATTTGAAAAATCGCTAACACCAAGCCAAACACGAATGCTATACGGAGGTACACAGTTTGGTGACCTTTATCAGGACCCATTCACATCATCAGGATTTGGGTATTCAATGGCAGCTAAGGAAAAGGCTAAGGCTGCCAATAGTGTCGATTATGACCTATTCCAAGAGTTCTTAGAGTACAAAAAAAATCAATAGTAAATGAGTTATTTTAAGTACGCACAGCGGCAGATAGATAGTCAAATAAATTGGGCGGAGATTGGAAAGACAATGTCCGAAACTCTCAAAGAGGAGGCTGCCGGTCGTGAACGACTTAAGTCAGAAATTGATGAGGCTTCAAGGCAGTATGGAGAGACATTGTCTGATGCGCCTACAGGCGATTATGATGCAGGAAATACATTTGCGTTGGACTACGCATCAAGTGCTCAGGAATACAGACTTATGCAGGACCGTCTTCTTAGGTCGGGTCAGCTTAATCTAAGAGATTATAATATAGGCAGGCAGAACGTGATGGACGGAACAGAAAATTTGTTCGCGCTTTCTCGAGAATACCAAGAAGAATACAAAACCAAAATGGAAAGATGGGATGGAGACGAATCATCCTTTCGTGAGGTTTGGGAGATGGAGCAGGCTGAGGGGCTTGGAAACTTACGTGCATCAAGAGGATATATTAATCCTACTAATGGAACGGTAAGCGTAGGTAAGATGGTTAAAGATACTGAGACGGGGATTATGAAGCTCAGTCAAGACCCTAACGACTTCGCTACGGTTAATGACCTGAGACAAAGGCTCAAGCAAAAGTATGACAGGTTTGATGTCAATGAAGCAGCTAGCGAGGCTGTAGACCAACTTGGTGTTATAGAGACAGATGTTTTTAATAGAGCATCTAGCAGAGGTAAAATACATACTATTGTTACTACTGTAGATGCCAAGCAAGGTGACTACACCTTAGAGGATGAGGAGTTTGTGGCAACTTACAAAGAGTGGGAGGATATTCAGGTTTCAGCTATGATGGTAAACGCTAACGATGTTGCATCTGTTCTTACTGACTATAAGCTTACTGCTCCTAATGGCGAGCGATATACTTTTACTCACGACAAGGATGAGTTTGATGCGCAGGGTGAGGATGGTAATCTTATATTTTTAGACCAAAGTGAAAACGCTTCAGGCGCACCTGTGTTTAACGAGGCGCAGGAGCAAGCTGTTCAGGAGACCCTTAAGATTAGCATACGTGCTATGATTGATGAGAAGGTACAAGTTAAGACGGCAGGCTCAGACCAACAGAGAACAAATAGAACAAGTGATGCACAGCGGAGCAAAGATGATACTCAAAAAGGAGCTATGACCAATTGGGATAAGCTTTATTGGGGTAACGAGGCTGAAAAATTAGCAGCAGCAAACTATATTAGCTCTATCAACGAGGACATAGAAAAAATAGAAAATATAGAGGGTGGTATAGTAATTGTCTATACCGATGACAGTGGTAGACCGACTAGGCAACTATTTTTTGGAGAGAATCAACGACAGTGGGCTGAAAACATAAACTTTGGATTACCCGAAAAAATGATTATAGAAAATGTTAATGATGTTTATAAAGCTGCAGGCATTGAAGGTAATAGAGAGGTAAGTAAAGCAGGATTCATATCTGCAGGTGTTGCTAAGGTTACTGCCGAGGAAGCAAAAGGCAACTTCGAAGATGTTTATAAAGATAAAGCTGCTGCAGACTTTAATATATCTGCTGCTGCTGACGGTATTGATATGAGTTTAGGATACAATAAATCCGAAGAAAAGGCAATAAAGCAGTTCAAAGAACAGGCGAGCAATATATATGGTATTGAGTTAGTTGATTACAGCGTTAGACCGTTTAAAGGTAGCTTTGCCTTTGGCTCAGGATATACAGTCACAATTGATGGTCAGGATTATGATGTTAAGATTGACGGGACAAAAGATGATTTAATGGCTGACCTTGAGCCAATTAAGAGAGTTTTAATTAACAAAGGATTTAGTATGCAAAATATGACATTGGAAGAAGATGAACAAGATAAATTTGTAGACGATTACGGGGGCAGTGGAATAGATTACAGTAAAAAATAATTTATAATGGACGAACAGGTAATACAGGATTTATACAATCGAGCAAGAGGCAAGGGTTATCTAAAAGGCATAGAGGATTTTAAAAATTTACTCGCTACTGACGATGAGGTAGTTGATGACAACTATAGATATGTAAAGTCTAAGGGATATACAAAATCTCGAGATGAATTTTTAATTCTCGTTGGTGTTAGCGGTCAGACTCAACCAACAGTTACTGAGACTGTAACCGAGACTGTTGTGGAGGAGCCAAAAAAAAAGAAGATATCGCTACGGAATCTCCTTCCACTTTGGAAGAGCAACCTTCTTTATCGGAGTTACAGCAGACTGATGACCTAACCGCTAGGAGGGAGGCGGCACAGCAAAGAGATGCTTCATTCCAAAGCGATATGGATAGGGCGCGAGAGATTACAATGCCGTCCGCGACTCAGCCTATCCCCGAGGACGTGGCTCAGTTGCCTACGCGTTTTGTGACTGCACCTGAGGGAGTGGAGGCAACGGTAGAATTGCCTGATGACTACGTAAGTCCTAGGCAACAAGAAGTTGAAGATGCTAAACAGAGGATTCAAAGTATATATGGTGTCGTACCCCAAGACCCTAGAGAAGCAGGATACGTAAGACCAAAAGTTGAGTTTATTGCTCAAGGCTCCGCAGGCTCACCTTATGGAAGTCCTGTAGGCATTCTCGATAAGAGAAGAAAGGAAGCCTATGAAAAACACTTAAATCAAATCAAAGCTGACGAAGCTTACCTGAAACTTTTACAAGAGCAAGAAGCTAAATATTTAGCACAACAACAGGCATCTGACAAAGCAGAACAACAAGAAATAATTAATGCAGCTCTTGATGGAAGAGCAGAAGTGTTGGAGTCGGAAGAGTTTGCTGATGCTTTATCTCAGTCTAATATTAGGTCAACTAAAATGAAAGAGGCTGAGGCTGCTGATTATTTTAACGGATTGTACGGGAAGTATGGATTTACTTTTCGACCTGTAAACCTTATAAAAAATCAGCTTGAGGTGTCAATCCTTCTTTCAGATGGCAGTGTACGAACAGAAAGAATAAACGTCAATGCAAGCTACGATGACGTAGCTCAAGCGAATGCTGACAAAGTAAAAGAGTTTGTCAAGAAATATGCCTATAAACCTGATGAGGCTAGAGAACTTATGGAAAGTAATTCCGTTCAATCAGCACTCAGGGTAAAAGACATTAGGCCTGTGGCTAGAATCAACGAGGATGGAACGCAATCAACGGTTCTTATGCAGTCCGCTACCATAGACGGAAAAAATGTTGCATTCCCTACGCTGTTCCCAAAGACCACATCTCGCAATGAAATGACAAACAATCCTAAAGATTGGATGGAGCTAGAAGGGATGGAGGCTTATCAAGAAGCATTAAGCCGTGGAGAGGTATTTGCTTTTGAGACGGAGGAGCAAGCTTCAAATTTTGCCAAAGGCTCTTGGAAAGATATTAATACAGTTGATGCTGAGGCTGATAGATTCTTTGACGATAAAGGATATGACTACCTTACAGTAAAAGACCAATTTGAAGAATACGAGGATGCTCGTGATAGAGTAGCTTTTATCAATCAGGTGCAAAGCAAAGACAATAAAAAGTTTAGAATATCTGATTTTACTGATGAGGAAAGGAAACTGTACGACGATTACATTGACGAATTTTATGACCCACGCACAGGACAACTAAGAAATGATATAGATGATGTTGAAGCTTCTTTGCAGAAAACTGTAGATGGATTAGTTGACACTTACCTTGACTCGGATATACAACGAGTTGTAGAAGACTTTGATGCTTTTACTCAAAAGAAGATTGACAAAGTCATTAGCGAGTCAGTGAAACAAAACAATGCATCTTTATATATGGCGGCTGAATTAAATGCTGTTTCAATGCAGGAGCTTGGCGTTCCAATTGCTGAAGTAAATAACTTCACGCCATTAACCCCTGAGCAGAAGGAAATGAAAGAGGTGTTGCAAACAGCTTATTTAGGTACTCAAGATGCTATGACTATGGCATCAAATAAATATGAGGTTGCCAAAACTTATTTAAGCTCAAAGTTTGACGAGCAAATGGGCAGTGATTTAACTGAGGGGTGGGGGTCTATTGGCGTTCAAATAAGCGAGGGATGGAATAGAGGTCAAGCAGGCGATGAGATACTAAAGGTTGCTATGGGGTTATCAGGTGATTCAACTGAAGAAATAGCTCAAAACTTTGTTGACTATATGCAAAGCACAAACTCAGGAGAAACATCTAGAGAGATGAATCGTTGGAATAGGTCCAAGACATATAGGGAAATGTGGGATGCTTTTAGTGATAACCCAATGGCTCTATCTGTGGGACTTGCAGCCAATAGTATATCTCAGATGCTACCGTATGGAATTAAAATTATTCCTACAGCAATGGCTACAGGAACTGCTACAGGAGCAGCTATAGGAAGTGTGGTACCCGGTGCGGGTACTGCTGCGGGGGCAGCCTCGGGATTTGGCTATGGTACAATGACAGGATTTTCTGCGACAAGCTTTGCTTTGGAGTACACCAATGCTGTTATGGATGCCATGAAAGAACAAGGCTACGATATAATGAATGCCAACGATGTGGCAAAAGCATTGCAGGATGATAAGGTTTGGGATATAGGTAGAGAGCGTGGTTTAAAAAGAGGTATACCTATTGCTGTAGTTGATTTGCTATCTCAAGGATTAGCAGGGCGAGTATTCAGTGTAGGGAAAACATCAGCAAGAGGAACACGACTTGCCGTGCAAGCGGGGGAGCGTGTGGTATTTGACCCTTTGATGGAAGGTGCAGGTGAGTATTTAGCACAAGTTAATGTGGGTGACGATGTCAATGTAAAAGAGATATTGGCAGAGATGATGGGTGGATTTGGTAATAACGCACCTGCCGCTGCGATTAACACAGCTCTTGACCTGCGTAGTAAAAACAACGTAGATATTGCCAATGATTTAACTACGATTGAAGGGTTGAATGCTGAGGTTAAAGGAGTATTCTCGCCATCCCCTACTAGAGTTTCTAATTGGGCGAACAACATGCAGGACCTTGGTCAAATATCAAAAGAACAAAATCAAAGAATACAGGAGAACTTAGGCGTTAGACAAGATGCTCTGAACTTGTTGGAGGTAAACGATAGCCCAATCTCTAATGATGTGCTAAATAGGACTATGAATCTTATGACAGCTAGAAATGAGCTTGAATCTACACCTGAAAGAAAAAAAGTTTTTGCCGGGAAACTAAAAGAAATTAACGAGGAGCTTGCAGAATTGGCTGAAAACAAAACTGTAAGGACCTCTAATAATCAGACTAACCTACAGGGAGTGGGACGTGCTCTATCAAGACCAACAACTGCCACAGATGTAAGGCGGTCTCAGCAATCTGTATATAAAATAGATGGCAAGAAGGTAGATAGAAGAAAGTTTTTAAGCAGGCTTAACGATATGTCTGTTGAGCAACTTAGAAATACTTCTCTAGAGGTAAAGAACGACGAACAAGTTTTTGATTTATTAACTGAAAAAATAGGAACCGATGCCATTCAAGAGCAAGAAGCAGGAACAGTATCTGATGTTGAACAAGCCGGAGATATATCGGAAGTGGAGACGGAAGTACGGGACAGTAAGCCAAAACAAACCGAAGAACTTGAGACCGAGGAAAAGGCTGAGGTAGTAGAGGCACCTGCTCCTATTAAACACACATCAAAAGATAGAGCAGCATTTAAGAACAACAAGCTAGCCCCCGAAAGACTTGATGGTATTATTTCATTTGTCCTTGACAAGGAGGCTAACAATGAGGTGCTCAATGATTTTGAGCAAACAGTGTTAGAAGAAAACAAAAGCAGGGTTGATGAGATAGTGTCCTTAAAGACACTTCAAGAAGAGGCAACTGACCTTGAGCAGGCTTTAGGATTGGAGCAAGCTCCTGCACCAAAACCGGAAACTACCACTGAGGAGGCTGCTCCTCCAGCGGTCACTGAGATTGTTAATATTTATGAGGGTATAGCTAGAGACGGTAATAAAAGACAGGTTGAGGTAACAAACACAGAAGAAGGTGTTGTTGAGGCTCGACTAATTCTTGAGGATGGACAACGTTCTCAAGTTGTTGCATCAGGCAAGGGAGATATAAGTGAAGGTTCTGTATATAAAGGATTGTTTGACGAGTCCCAACCAATTGAACTTATAGCTACTCAAGAAAAAACCGAAGCAGCACCTGTCACTGAAGAGACCACCGTTACCGAGACCACCACTGAGGTAGCACCCGTAGAAGAAGCCGCACCTGCCGTAACCGAAGAGGTGGCTATAACTGAGGAGGAAGCACCTGTGGCTGAGGAGACAGAAGATGTTAAACAGAAAAGACTTGAGTTTCAAAGCGACATAGAGGTTGCAGAGGACAGAATACAAGAAGCGAATGAAGAGATTGCTGCTGAAAAGTCTAACCTTAAAGAGGAGATTGCAAGGATTAACGATGAAATAAAAAAGGTTAGGGCAAACAAAAAACTTAACCGTGAGCAAAAGGCTGATGCAATCGAAGACCTTAAAGCACAAAAGGAAGATGCAAAGGATGATAATGCAGGGCTCATTGAAAACTATAGAGCAGAAATAAAAGATTATAAGGCTGACATCAGAAAGGCTAAAAGAGGTTTAGATAAGTTAGATAAAAAACCTAAGGTTGATTTCAAAAGCGAGGAGCAGGTCGTTGAGGATGTGGATGAAGTAGCATCTATCACAACTAAGATAAACGAGCTACAGTCCGGAAACACAGAAACGAATCTTGATGAAACACCTAGCGAGGGAACTATTGATGTTGATGAGCTTAATGAAAGAACAGATACCCCACTAAAATCCATTGACACTTTAGAGATAATTAACGGTGTACCCGTAGTGTTCACGATATCTGACCAATTGCGTACAGGTGTTGTTGTTAATCCCAACACAGGAAGAAGCATTGACAACTTGAAGGGGGGTATGGGATTCACAGGTACACAAGGTCATCAAGGATATGCTTGGGCTAACACATCCCGAGAAGAAGCAGGAGCTTTATATGATAAAGCCAAGGCTGTGTATGAAGCAAACAAAGAAGCCTTAGAAGATTTTTGGGCAAAGAATCCTGAGTATAATAATCACGTTCCAATGCCTGTGGTAAAGATGGGTGAAGGTTCTATACTTTCTAACGAGGCAACATTTAGAGTACTAGCCGACAATCTTAAAGCTGTTCCTGAAGCAAACAGGAAGAACGCAGTCAATGCACTTAAAGCTGATATACGAGATAACATTAAAAAATTAAAGGCACTTTCTAAAGAGAAAGGTAAAAAGCCTCTGACAATAAAGAATTACAACAAAAAGATTTCTAATCTACAGAGCAGTTTAAAGCTTATAGAAGATAGTAATCCTACTTTGATTGACGATATAGTGTCTGAAGATTTTGTAAAATCACTTAGTCTGCCTGCAAGAAGAGAGTTGTTAGAAAGAATAGCTTCAGGAAGCCCCAACAGAGCAGGGACAAAGGTCACTCCCGGCAAGCCCACCAAGCCAACGGTATTGGCGTTGCTTAAGGGTATGGACTTAAAAGAATCTGCCAAGCTTTTTCATCTTGGAGAGATAACAGATATTATAACCGAACCTCAACTAGCCAATATACCTCAGCGAAATATTATTGCGCTACAGGCAGTTGATATAGGAGTAGATAGAGAGGGTGCTATATTAGAAACAACGCATCCCAACTATCCTTTCGGTACTAAAGGAAAGTCTATCGGTGTATTAAAAAATCCTGTATCTGTAGTTAGAGCATTCCCTGTAGCATACCAAAATGCTATAGCTGATTTGGTAAAGCGGGAAGGACAACGAAAAAAAGTTACCAAGTCTTTAATAGATAGAACCAAGAAAGCAGACAGAGCCAAGCTCGGAAAAGTGGGAGACCTCGCCCCATCAAGTGTTGGTACTATATTGACACAAACACTAGGTGTACAAAACGGATTGCCAAACGCAGAGTTTGTAGGAGCTATTAGTGAGGGTAATGTAGACAATGTATTTAAGCTAACATCTTTTATGAACATTGCGTTTCCTCAGACCAACATTAGCACGTCGCAGACAACCTTTGATACAATTATGCAGAGGGATGATGTCAGGCAGTTCAAGAAGGGAGGGCAAATTATATATGGTGTTACCGTAGATGGTGATGTATATATCAATCCGCAAGTTCATAATTCAGAGTCATCAATGTTCAACACTTCTATCCATGAGATGGGGCACGTTTGGACAGACTATCTTATGACTACCAAAAAAGGTAGAGAAATATACAACAAGGGTGTTACCCTTGTAAAGCAAACTCAAGAGTATCAGAGACAGCTTAAGAAGTTTGATGGCGATACAGAGGCAGCGGCTCGTGAGACGATGGCTATATTGATTGGTAACAAAGGACAGAAGATTGCTGATGCATCACTGAAGTCTAAGTTTACTGAGTGGCTCTTAGGAATGTGGAACTACATCAAGTCTCAGTTCAAACAAACAAGTAAGCTGACTGCTGAGGAAATACAAAACCTTACGCTTGATGAGTTCCTTGGCTCTGCACTTGCAGATATATTCTCAGGTAAAAAGATAAAGCTTACCGATGCTCAGATGAAGAAGATGAAGAATCCTGAGGTGGCGTTTAAGGCTGACCTTACTATGAATGAAATCATAGAACAGGGTCGTGAGATGGGATTCTCTGATGCATCTATAAAGCAGGTTCTTTTAGGTAGAGGGTTTGGATTGTCTGCCATCAATGAAGCCATGATATACAAAGTCGATACTAATAAGACTATGCCAAAGGCTTTTCAAAGAATTGAGGGTGGCATATTAGAGGCGGCTAAACTATATAATGATGTCAATCAAAAGCTTAATGCGTTTGCTTACGACACAAAAGGCAAAAGAATTAAAAGCTATTCGGATATAAGACAAAAGGCTCAAGAGCTAATCAAGGCTCATCCTGTTTTCAAAAAACAAAGTGAGCAGGTTCAGACCGAGGTGTTAGTTGCTTTTGATAGAGAGCTTGGGTATACAAGTAACCGACCCCTTCAACGGCAGATGCAAGAGAAGAGAATGGCACTGAGACAGCGAATAGTAGGAAGACAAAACTTAAAGGCTGCACAGATTGAATTGAAAAATTATATCAGACAGAATCTGCCTAGGTCTAAAAATTATTCTCAGGCTAAAATCAATCGTCTGATAAAAGCAGTGACGGATATCAGAACCATTGACGACTACAGAAAGCAGGTCGAGAAAGTTGATTCCATTATTGAAACACAGCGTGCAATGATGAAGCGAGGTGCTATCTCAGAAATTTTCAAGATAGTAAAGGATAAGTCGAGACCAAGAATCCAATCAGGAAAGAACAGACCCAAGGGTATTGATGCTGTAGGGCAGGTGGTATTCAAAAACATAAAGCAGGTTATGGATGCTGTGATGTTAAAGGATGCCGATGAGAGACAAGCTGCCTTGGATGACATACGCTTAAAGTTAGATGCCAATAGAAATGTAATAGACAACGCACTATCATTAGCTCAGAAAGGAGAAAACCTAACACTCAGAGAAGAGGAGCTTGTGCAACTACAGTTAGCATACGACACTTTTGCTGACTTAGATACTATGACCTTGGAAGAAGTGCAAGCTCTTCTTGAAGATGTAAAAATAACTAGAAAAGAATCTATACTCAGGCTCGATGCAAGAAGGGAGCAGAGGGTGGCTGAGGCTGAAGCAGTAGCTGAACAGACAAACGAACAAATAAAAGAAACTAATCCTGAGCTTTACAATGAGGATGGTCAGCCTAAAGGACAGGAGCAACTAAATAGTGAGCAAGATATTATCAAGCAAGATTTTTCTGCTAGAGGTATTCTCAAAAAAGTATTTGAAAAAATATCTAAAGACTTACTTGGTAGGAGAGAAGGTTCCATTACCAACTTCAAGAATATCTTAACACACTTAGGTACAGTTACAAACTTCTTAGACAACAAGCCGAAAGGTTTGACCATATTCACTGACAAAGTTTATAAAAAACTAAATAGGATGGGTGAGGTGTTTCTTCAAAACCTAAGAACAGAGAAAAGAGGTATAGATGAAATAGCAAAAGAGCTAGGATTTAAGAAGGGGATGCAGAGTGTCGAAGAAAAACTTAACACACTGTTTGGATTAAGCTTAACAGGAGTGCCAAAGAATATTACTATTCAAGTTAAGAGTACCAAGACAGGTGCTAAGTTTGGCAAACCATTAAATGCAAATCAGCTACTAAGGATATATGCCTTGAGTAAGAATCCTGTGCAGGCTGCAAAGCTAGAGAAACAAGGAATAGATGCTGATGTGTTGGCTGATATAAAAACAAAACTTGGTCCTGAGCTAACAGCATTTGCTGATAAGATGGTTGAGTACTTAAGCACAGACTACTTCAATGGCGTGAACTCTGTATACCGTCAGGCTAATGGTGTAAACTTGGGGTACATAGAAAACTATTTCCCTACTAAAACAATAATCACAGACAACAAAGCCTTTTCTGATATGGTTGAGGCGGGTGATTTTATTGGAGTGTTTTCTGCTGAAACTTCTCCGGCATTTAAGAATAGGGTTGACGTGACGAGTGATGTTAATCTGAGCGAGGCAACATTTACAGGAACGCTTATGAATCACATAGAAGCAATGGAGCGATACAAAGCCTATGCTACGGGGGTTCAAAAACTAAATGCATTCTTCAGAATAGAATCCGTCAACACACTAATGGAGCAGGCAGGAGTAAAGCAATTAGTTATGCAATTGGTTAACTCCGAAATTAATCCTCAGTCAGCAGCTAACGCTCTTGGTGTTAACAGAGGAGGAACTATTGCTGAGAAATTTCAAACTAAGTTTACATCTTTTGTTCTTTCGTTCAAGCCTATTCAGGTTCTAAAGCAAGCAACATCTTTTTACAATGCGAAGGAGGACTACAATTATTTTTCTCCTAATAGTAAGATACCTTCTCCTATTAGAAGCGCAGTAGAACACGTTATGTTTCCTGTTGATATGGCAGGCGTGTTGTTGGGGATGGTGGCCTTTGATATGTTTGGTTTCAATGGTCCACTCAGCAAGGCTCGAGAGCTGTCAGCATCATTAGACGATAGATTCACTAAAGGGTTAGAGGGAGATGTATATACAATTGAATCAGGTAGTCAGACACTAAAGCAGGTGGGTAAAAAGTCAGGCTTATACCAAAGACTAATTAGAGGTATTAAGAAAGCGGGAGGTTCGTTCACAGTTCTTGGAGATGTTGCAGGTGTCATGGGATACTATGTAAACTACAAGAGAAACATTGCTAATGGGATGACACAAGCCGAGGCTTTGGATGCATTCAATGAGTATGATGCAACGCAACAGCCAAGGAAAACAACCAACAGAGCACCTATTCAGTTGAGAACTGACTTCGGTTCTAGAATGGTAACTATGTTTGGTAGTGTCGCATTACTTCAACTAAATAAAGTAATGTCGTCTGCCACAAATATTAGGAGGAGCATTTCTCAAGGAAAGATTCCTAGCAAGAAAGATACAAGAGCATTGGCCATCAACCTCGCAATGGCAAACGTACTATTTACAGCGGCATCCAACATAGCTTTACTTACTAAAGGTGATGACGATGATAAAGCAGCGTTCAGAAGAAAGCTTATAGATGCTGCATTAGGTCTTAATCTTTTATATCAAATACCGTTCATAGGTATAGCAGTTGAGGAAGGGGTGGCTTATTACAGAGGAGAAAAGAAATCTGTTGATGTCGGGACCAATCCAATATCACCAATCTTTCGTAAGATTAAGAAAGGAATCAAGGATAACCCTGACAAATTTTTTCAAAAAGCAATAACTCCAATTATAGAGATTATAGTAGGATTTCAATCTGACCCTATAATCGGTCTGTACAATGTAGTTCAGGAAGGAATGTTTGGAGATACCACCTCTGAAGAATATTATGAAAATGTATATGATGCGCTTGGAATTTCTCCATCATATCGACCGGGATATGGAGATGACAAAGGAGAGCTAGAAGGTGTAATGCCTATAGAAGGAGTAGATTTTTCCAAACCTTCTGAGCTCAAAAGATACGACCCTGACCTATATGAAAAAGTCTATGGTAAAAAGGATGAGGTTAAAAAACAAATAAAAGATACGAGAGCTGAAGCCTTGGAGCGAGCAGGATACAAAGAAGTAGGTGGCAAGTTATATCCAATAGATTAAGAGTAGTGTCCTCGAGGACACTACTCCTCGTAGTACTTGTAGTATCTGAAGCCCTTCTGCTTGTCGTAGTATATCATCAGCTCCTCATCGTTGACCGCACCCTCGCGTGGCTTTCTGCCTCCCCATTTGACCGAGCCCTTTATCTCTGTTGGTTTACCGTAGATGATGCCATCATCGCAAGCCCATATAATAACAGGGTTCAACCTCTTGTCGCACAGCTTGACAACCTTACGTGCAGCGATAGGTAGTGGGTATGCACTTGACATACTACGTAGTCTACCCTTGACCTCGGCATAGGCTATAAGGTTTCCCTTGTCGTCGAACACACGGTAGTCAATGTCGTTAGGGTCAAGCTTCTTGTACGTGCCGTTGAACTTGCTCGTGAACTTCTCTATCGCCTTGCGCTCTCTCTGTAGGTCTGATGCTTTTTCGAATCTCATTTATCGTGTACTTCTACGTGACATCGTGCGCAAAGCAGTACGCACTTATCAACCTCCTTGCTTAGTTTTTCTATACTGTGTCCTGTTTTTGCTACGTTACCAATCGAGAACTCCTTGTTGCCCTGCGGGTGGTGGAAGTGTAATGCCCGTGGCGTAAAGGTGTTGTGTGTTTCTTTTGAGTATCCGCACATCTCGCACGCCCTTGACATCTTGTAGTCAGTAATCCATTTGCTTGTTTCCTGCCTGCGCTTTTTCTTTCTTTCAGAGCAACACGCAATACAGTCGCCACGTCTTTTACCATTCTTCCTCAGATAGAACTTGTCCTCTGACTTGTGTTGACCACATACAGTGCAGACCTTAGAGCTCATCCTTGATTGATTCCTCTAGGTTATCAAGCACCTCCCTCATCCTCCTTATGTTCTTGTGCAGTTCATCGTACTCCTCGTCCATAAGTGATTCGTATAGTTCAGCACTAGCATCATAGATACTGTCCATGACATTATTGACACGGACAATCCTAAGTGTATCTAGTGCATCTATCTTCATGACGTGGAGTCCATAGCCAATAGAAAGGTCTGCCCCATCTTTTGGTCTATTGTTTTGATTGCTTTGTAAATGCGCCTTGAGTTCTTGGTTACCTCAGACTTTTCTTTCTTGGTTGAGTCGATGCCTAGATTAGTGTACATATCACAGTCCATTCTTAATAACTCATCAATCTTCCTGCGGTCAGACCACGTCTTGAACTCTAGTATTTTCTCAATGTCTTTTATTGTATAGTCCATTTAATGTGTGATTTAATTTCTTGCCAACTTCATCTAGTGTTTGTTTATCCAATATGTTGTCGTGTACACGCAGTACATCTAGTATCGGAAAGTATTTTTCATATCGACTTCTCTCAAGCATCAACTCGTTAATGTCTAATGTAAGTTTTTTATTCTGCTTCTCCAAATCTATGGCATCACCAACCAATCTCATCCGTGATACAAACTGAAACGGATGCTCGTTGTTTCTGTCGTAGTAATCAGACTTAACCATCTCAAAACTTTCTTGTAGGTCTTGGTCGTATGACACCAAGTCCTCGAACTGTCTATACCCATTGATGACTGTGGCATGGTTCTTATCTACGCTTCGCGCGATTGATGTCCACGAGTAATTCATATCCCTGAGTAGGGCATAGTAAATCATTCGTCCCGTTATGACCTCCGCCTTCCTGCTCTTGTCTGCTATGTCAACATCTAATATCTTCTCTATTGATTCAATCAGTGCTTCCTTCGTCTTCTTGTTTACTTCTCTCAATTTCATTTAATTTAAGTGTTTTGTTTTCTAAAATATAATCTAAGTATTCGTCAACATCAATCTCTTTGATGTCTAAAAATATTGGTGCCTCATCGGGTTGCTTCAGATATTCCAACTCAAAGTAGTACGGCTCGTCTGTCGTGATGCATACACCCCCAACGTTCTGTGTCCACCCTACTGCTGATGGGAGAGATGCAAAGTTTTTGTCAATGAGATTGGCGATGTGAATACCTATCTGCCTCGGAGCTTTCCTTAGCTTCTGAATAAACCAATCATCTACCTCATAAAAACTTTCCTCACGCATCTCCTCTGTATACTTCTGTTTTGAATCCATATTGTTTAAGTTCTTTTAGTCTGTACTCCTGCAACTTTGATACCTTTCCATTTGGTTTCTTAACCTCGCTAAACAAAACGTCAGCTCCTCTTGGTATAGCTATCAAGTCAGGTATGCCGTTCTTGTTTGTCTTGATTAGCTTAACAACGTAGTACCCATCTTCCTCAAGTTGCTTTATCCTTTTGCTCTGTATCTGTTGCTCGGTCATTGTTGTAATCAATTAAGAATCCAATGGCTACGATAACATTCATTCCAACAGATGAAATCAATTCTATCGCATCGTGAAAGTTATGGATTGATAAGTGTACGTGACCCACAATCCAAAACGGAATCGCTAAGTTTTGACTAATCCAAACAACCAAGAACTTAATGAACCTCACTGTATAAATATAAAGATTACTTTTCGTAATCCTCCAACAATTCTTCAATGGCATCCCGCGTTTCTCCGAACCTATCCTCAGAGTAGATTGGTGTACCCTCTCCAACGTATGCACCCCACACGTTGTACTCTAGATGCTCAACCGCCTCCTCGTAGCTAAGACCCTCCTTCATTATAATAAGAACCATCTTGTGCTTTGAGTATACAACCCGTGGCACATTCTCCCACTCTCTTGACAGCCCTACTATGGCATCGTTAAATCCGTCTGCAAATAATGTATAATCCTTCATAAGAAATCCTTTTTAAAATGTTTAAGTGTATAATCCTTTTTATTGGACACCGACTTGTAGATGTCCTTCTCTATCCCCCTCTCTGAAAATAACCAATAGACTTTACTTGTTCGTCTGTCCTTGGTTGTCATCCTATCCCTCGACTGCCAATAAGATGTGGCACTGAAGTCAATGTTGTAGTACACCAACGCATCAGCCTCACGCAGACTGATGCCCTCTCTGCCACTCACAATCTGCAACGCTATGTTCTTATTTGTTCCATTGAACTCTTCAAGGGTATTGCATAGTGTGTCCTTGAAGACACCCTTCAATGCGTTGTACTCCTCCCTGAACTTGTAGAAGATTCCAATCTTCTGACCCCTGAACTTATCCTTGATGAACTCAGCCTTGGTGCTGTCAAGAATCATCGACTCCCCACTCTCGAACTTAACCGTACCCGAATAAATCTGATGTAGCTTTTGCATTAGCTTGGCAGGTGTATCGCCAAGGATAACCTCGCCCTCACCCTCTACCACTCGATGCTTCTTCAGTGCACTCGCAATCTTGTACGTCGTTGGATTCATCTTCACGTTCAGCACCACCTCTTCGATGTGGTTAACGAACCCCGCTGCACCCTGCGTAAATGATATGGTCATAGGCTTCATCCTATCAATGATAACGCTACGTCCATTGGAGTAATCGTTCATGATAAGAGAGTTAATCTTTCTCTGCTTCACATCCACATACTCACCTGCGAACTTGTAGAACGAACGATACTCCTTGAACGGATTAGTTGGTATGCCATACACCTGATGGTACATCTGTGAGTACGACTCGGGAGTTGGCGTACCCGACAGTAAGCAAACGATTGGTTTGTACTTTGCCACCATCTCCCTCACTTGCTTCGCCCTCTTGCTTGGCTTTGGAAACGCACCCAACGTGTGCGCCTCATCAAGTATCATCATGTCGTATGGTAGGTCATCTATCTTATGCAATGACTCGTAGTTAATAACCACGATGTTGTAGTTAGGATTGAGCGTAGCGTAGTCACTTTCGATACTGCTGATAGCTTTCTTCTTGGTCACGAACAGCACGTTCTTTCGACCAAGTTTTTCTGCCAACCCAAGACTCGTTAGTGTCTTACCCGTTCGCACCTCCATTGCAAGATAGACAAACCCATATCGCTGACAAATAGCTGTTCCTCTGTCAATTATGTCTGATTGGTATTGTCTGAACTTGAACATTTCTCTTCGTAAATTTTAATTGAATACATTATATTTTCTCTTACTATATCGTGGCTTGGGTCATTCCATTTGAATACCTCAATGAACTCTGCCTTTCGTCCTCTACCAATCTTCTTTTGAAGCTTAGTAAACATAACATTGCGTAATTCATACAGATGAATGAGATATTCGCAGTCATCATACCCCAAGTCGTTAGACAGTAAGTTTTGTTTGTGTGTTGACTTCATCATTTCTTTTTATTCTCATCCACTTGCCTGCCATATCGCGCCCCTCCTGTGGTCTTGCACCCGACTTGAACGTAGCGTATGCCGACATCCATTTGTTGAAACGTATACGACTGATGGTAAGCTTTGCCTTCGGTCCATAGTCGGGATACTGCTCAATAAATTCCATATAGGCGTTCTGCAAATGTATCTTGGTATCGACCTTTAGTAAATGGTTTTCGTCTGAGCCATTGATAAGACCACACCACTCGATGAAGTCGTGCGATGTCTCTGCCGATAGCTGACGAACCTTGAGATTAACAAACTTACTTTCAATCAAGCCCGTGCTTAAGTATCCTTGAAGACACCCTATCATATAATTATCAAACGCACACCACTCATCATCATTCCAATCGCTGAAGAACAGCTGACCAAACTCATCCATCGGTGTGTAGTTCTTGTTGTAGTGCTGATGTAACTCAAGCTCCCACTTCCTCCTTGCGAATGAATTACCTGTACCCTTGATGGCGTAGTTGGTTGTGATAGCAATCTTAGGTGACTTGCTGAATGGTATCTTGATTGCATCCTTGTTCTTC